AAATAACTGCACAAAGGCCATAAAAGCTACTATTGGTATTTGCTTTTCTGCCCACCAATTAAGTTCTTTCTCTTGCCACTCGTCCCACTCTTCATCTGTTGCTTCAACAGTTTTGTTCAACTGTATCTCTAGTTGTTGAGGGTAACGATTTTCTTTGTACTCTTCTTTTCGTTTCCAAGGGTCGCTCATTTCATTGTTTCTTCAATAAATTCTGATAATGTTTGTATATCGTTATCCGATAACATACCCGCTTGGGCCCACATAGTGGCACTCATTGCTCCTATTGTTTCTCTATTCTGATATGCGTACAGTCTTTGTGAAATGTATTCTGCATTTTGTCCAGCAAGTTTAGGAAAAGCACCCATGCCTTGTCCTTCATTACCGTGACACGCTGCACAACCTGCCCATAATCCTCTTATTGACGAGAATGGGTCTGCCGCTGCAGCTTCTGCTTGTTTCGCCATTTGTTCACTAAGCGTACCATGAACTCGTAGATACTCTTCATAACATTCTCCTGTACAAGAGTGCGCTCTATCGTAGCCTTTATACTCTAAGTTTTGATAGGTATATGTAATCAATGAAAACATAAAACCTACTATTAATAATGGATACCCTAAATTACTCATTTAAATAACTAATATTCTCCTCTTTAATAATTTCTATTTTTTCTAATAGCGGGTGTGTCCAACCATGAGAAACTAAATATGTATTTAGATTTTCTTCTTTTAGTAGAACTTCCACTACTTTCTCTTTTCCTTGTTCATCGAGAGCCTGATTGACTTCATCGAGGAACAATACATTTATTTGACTTCTTGATATTGAAGTCATAAGTTTTCGTATTGCAACTAGTGTTGCGATATTGACACGAGCTAACTCACCACTAGACAATGCTAGTATGTCAATAATATTTCCGTTGTCAGATACTTCGACATTTAATTTATCGTTCTCCACAACAAAGTTTATACTAAATCTACCATCACTAAACTCAGCGAGATAGTCATTAGTCATAACTTCTAATTCTTTTACTAGGCTTTCTATTTTGTAGGCAAGTAAGCCATTCGTACTAAACGCCTTCTTAAGAATCTCAAGAATCGTAAATTTGTTCTCGATACTCTCAAGTCCATGTCGCAAGTCATCAAGTTGCGCTTGAAACTCACCAGTTTGTTCAAGTATGATACCAATACGAGTGTTGTGTCTTTCTCGTCTTTCATTTTCGTCTACTACCTCTTGTAAAGAGTTCCTAGCAGTGGTAATCCTTTCACGAAGCGTTTTAATCTCGTTTTCAATGGATTCCTTCTCAAGTACTCGTTGTGGGAGTTCGTTGTCAATAGACCTGTAGAGGTCTTCCCAATTTCTGACTTCTCGTTTTGCCTTCCTATGTATTTCATTGTTCTGTTCTACTTCCTCTAGTTTTTCTCTATCTTTTGCAGCAAATTTAAGACACTGGTCATATCTCATTTTGTGCTCTTTTATTTCTTGTTGTACAAAAGCTTGATTTATCTCTTGGTCACAAGTAGGACAAGTTGCGTCCTCAACTAATGATAGTTCTGTATATTTACCTATCATAGTTTGTTCATGCATAGCCTCAGACTTCCATGCTCCGAGTCTAGTGAGGTGGTCTGCTGTATCAATCTCCTCAGGGTGTTCGGATAATAACCTTTTGGCTTCGTGCAAATCTATTGATTTTAACTGCTCTTTCCGTAAATTATTGTCATTTATTTTTTTGTTCTTTTCCGAGATATTTTCAAATTCTAATTGTAAAGAACGCAAAGATTCTTCGTCTTTTTCCGAAAATTTTGGTAAATCCATTTTCTCAAGTAGACTAGTATCTTCCAAAAAATTATCTTCGAGCCATTTCTCGATTGTTGCAATTTTTGCGTTGCTGGTAGTAATCTCACTTGATGATACACGCACAGCTTCTTTGAATGTCTCAAAGTACGAAACATATTCGTCTAGTTTTAATAGGTCGATTAGGAACTTTTTACGGTTAGTATCTGTGGCAGTCAAGAACTGCAAAGATGCGTTAGTGTTTTGATACACTAATTGTGAAAAAGTTTTGAAATCTATACCTAATATTTCATTCAAAGTTTTGTAAGTATTAGATGCAGTGTGTGAAGATATATCATCTCCATTCTTTGTCAGCTTACATTTTAATGTAGCACGCCTCGATACACTAATATTATATAAGTCATTATCAACAGAAAAGTCAAGACTGATGTCATAACCTTTTCCAATGTACCGATTTGCAATATCTGCTTTCTTAACATTTTTACTATTTTTATTAAATAAAACTTCCTCTAATATGAGAGGTATTGAACTTTTACCAACTCCATTTGTTCCTACTAGTTGCGTAAGTGTAGACTTTGACAAGTCTATCTCATTACCTTCCCCATACGAGAAACAGTTATCCCACTTCAGTTTTTGTAGAATAATCATTAAAAACTCCCATTATATTCCTTATCTTGTTATCGTCAAGAGATAGTATTTCTTTTAGATATACTCCCAGTTCATCACCGATAGTCATATCGCCATGCAAACTTAATGTTGCTTCTACCTCTCGTTTTACTACTTTCTTATCAAGTAAATCGGAGTTTTTGACTTTTGCCAAATCTTGCACATCTCCTTCTAGTTCATAGATAGTATGATGAAAGTCTGTTGGTATCATTTCATCAGGGTCTTCCACAGTCTTACGAATAAGTTGTGGTAAATCAAACTGATGCCATGTCCAATCCATATTATCATCAATTGTAAGGTAACCTGTAGTTACCTCATTTCTATGAAAAGATGTTGTCATTGGGCTGCCTGGGTACACAATATTTCTTTGAGTATTCTCGTGAGCATGTAAGTCTCCAGCAAACACCGTTTTGAACTTATCAAATCTTTCCAAATCTACTTCTGGTACTACATGAGGTGGTATCTCACCACGAACATGAGTAAATAAATGCTCTGCATTTATCATTTCTATACTTTTCTTTTTATGCAAATCAGCATAAGGCAGTATCGCCCAGTTATCCTCATAGTAAGTTTCTGTTATTACTTCTACTAGAGGATTGATTTCATTTGTTACTCTTTTTAAGTTTGTAAAAAATGTATGATTTTTCTTTGTAGCTTCATGGTTACCATCAAAGATTATTGTTCTAACATTACAATCTTTTACAAAATCAAAATATAGAGTAAGCTCGTCCATTGAAGGGACTCGGTCAAACAAGTCCCCTCCAATGATATGTAAACTAACATTATGTTCTTCTATAGCGTCTTGTACTTGCTGAAAGAATAATTTGTAGCGTGTACATGCCCACGGCACTGGTACATTCTTCTGTCCTAATTTAATGTGCCAATCGGCTGTAAATAAAATCATGCTACGAAATCTTCTCCTGGTTGCCATTCACAACCTGTTAGTCCACCTGCTTTTAGTGCTTGTAAAGTTCTGAGAACTTCACTTGCGTTTCTGCCTGTATCATCTCTATTAACAGACATATGCGCTATAATCCCGTCTGGGTCTACAATGTAAGTTGCTCTATAACAAACACCATTTAACTTATCATAAATGCCAAGTGTTTTAGATAATTCTAATCCACTGTCACATGCAAGAGTGTGTTGAATATCACTTATCAACGCATTGTTTTCTTTCCAAGCGAGTTTACAAAATTCATTATCGCCACTAAATCCGACTACACTAGCCTCAGGGGTTAGCATATCCATGCCTTTGATTTCTGTTGGGCAAATAAATGTAAAATCTTTTGGGTAAAAGTAATATACTTTCCACCCACGAAAATCATCGTAAGCTACTTCGCCTAAGTGATTCTCACAATCAACTCCGTTCTTTACAAAGTACGGAAACTCTTGTCCGACTCCAATCATGATACATCAAACTCCTCAGATACTTCATCTGCAACTTCACCTTCATTTGAAGTTAGTCTTCTAAGTAACTCTAACTGTGCGTCAGCTGTAGGTCTTGGTAGAACATCGTCCATAGACTTTAGATTTGCAACTAAGTCTTTTTCCCACTCTTCAAGTTCTCTTGGTTTGCACTTTAGAACCTGTAATTGATACTCAACATTGAACACTTGAGGTCCAGTCTTCTTTCTCTTAAAGAAGATGTCGTATCCTGTAACTGGGTCTGTTGGGTCTCCTAATTCTTCCATAGCTACTACTATTTGGTCGAACAGTTTTCTTTTTAGATTAAGAACTTTAACTGCTTTATCGCCGTAGTCTATACACTGGATAGCGTATGACCAACCGCATTTTAAGTCAGGATAAAATTCTCTTACATGGTCTGGCTCTTTGTTATTGAAAGTTTCGGTATTTCTATCAAAAGATAAACACTCCATAGGAATATTTTTACCGTTTTCGCCTTTTAGCCAATAGACATATCTTGGTAATAAGTCGCCCACCATTCTTAAGTGATGGTCTTCTTTACCAGCATAATTATAAGTTTCGATTTTTTCTTTTTGGGCTGAGCCCTTGGTTTGGTTGAATCCA